CTAGGTCATCCGCTTCGCTCACGATGCAGAAAAAACCTTAAATGATGCTAACCTCCGATAATTGGGTTGACTCCTATTACTGTTGCTTTAGGATTGCGGGCGATAGCTGTATCTCTCGCGTCCTTATGTGAGGTGGCATATACTTCCTCTGTGAAAACTTTCCCTCCCACAAATAACTTAACTTCCCATTTCATAGCATTACCAGATGTGAGTCCAACGAGTGTGATTTGCTTTGGAAAGTCTTCCTTCTGCTAACATGTTGTCGCAGACTCTAACAAAGACCTCAAACTTTTGCTCTCGGGTGAGAGTATCTGCTCCATCGCAATTCTTCATCACTCGGAGCATTTGTGCCTTGGAAGTAATCATTTTAGAACGTAGCAGTAGTCGATAGAATTGACACAAAATCCTGTAGCAGATGTAATCTCCTCTACAAGATCATCACCGTCCGATGCTTCCCATGTGGTAGACATTACATCATCGATAACATCTTGTTGCTCAGTTGGTGATAACTCAAAATTGTCATCTTCAAAGTCGATGTTAATTTGTGTGATACGATAGTGCATCAGTTTGTAAGAAGAAGTTTGCAGAAGAATCAGCGAATGTAGAGATAACCTCCTGCCCAATCTGCATTGGCAAAGCACAACTCACGAGATGCAATCTCAAGCAAACGATAGCGAACAATCTTTGCAGGTGCTTTGTATGATGCTGGTTTGAAAACTTCACCAGTCTTTTTATCAACAAAGGCATGAACACTTTTGCTTTGTGATTCAGTCTCCATCACAATTTTGTGATACTTACGTCCACTTTCGATGTAGAACTTGTAAGGATCAGATTTAGGATGACGACGAGTGAAATCATCAGTCAGACAATCACACAACATCAAAGTATATTTGCGGATGTTGAGTTGAATGTCATTGCGTGCATCTTGTGTTGCAACGAAGTCAGCGAAGGATTGAGAAGTCATGTGCTGTTCCTTTGACTCTTATAGAATACATGAAAACGGAGACCCTACAAGCAGATGTGTGCCACTACATCAACTGGCACAGTGGAACCGACTATTGTTAAAGTTTGCGTGAGAGAATCCTGCGCGGTCAACAAGTTTGAACACACCATAATCATTCACGCGAACATAACCTTCGCCATCACAAATGTCATCGCCAATGAAACTCAGCGGACCATCATCACGGCACAAGAATAACATATCATCCTTGATTGACTTGACAAGTTTCCACAATCGAATCAAGTTTGGGTCACAGTCAAAATCATTGTCATTCACGGAAAAATTGTTTCGGATGCAGTTATTGATCTTTTTCTTCAATCGGGCAGCATGATTGTCATTCACGAAGTTTACCAACGTAGACATCTGCCGTGCGAAAGCTACAATCTCATCGAAATCTTCATCAAGTTGCTGACAGTTTGGTTTCACGAACTTGACCCCAGATGTATCATCAGGGCAGTCAATCATCGGAGATGCAATAGCATCGCGCAGGTCATGTTCAGCAACATAAACTGTGTGAGGTGCGATGATTACATCCTGTTCAATAATCTCCCTAAAGCAGTAAGTAATCGTATTGGGGCAGTAAGTGTCACTACCACCAAACCCAATAAAATCACCTTGAGCAATCCAATCGATGCGAGGAAGTACATCGAAACAGCGATGCAAAATATCAGCGACGTTGCCAGTGTGATTAAGATCAATCTCTTGATGGGAATGATTGATCTTGATTTTCTTTTTGTTGAAGACACTTTTTGTACCTACAAAGAATGTACCAGTGGCAGGATCTGTGCCCCACACAATAGCAGGAGCACCATCAATCTTGACCGAAAGATGTGATTCAGCAAGGAACCAATCCAATACAGAAAGATCACCCGTTAGGATAGAATCTTCGGGGTGTTCGATGTGTGTGTTTTTCATGATTACATCATTGCATAAAAAAGAGGGGTTTTCAACCCCTCCTGTGCCACTTCTCAAACTGGATCAGCAGGCAAGTGCTCCACTAGGAATCTCAACAATCTCAGGGTCATTATCATTGAACTCGTTCATATCGTAGCAGACCCATCCTGCACTAGTGAAAACATAAGAGTATTCTTCACCATTGGACAGAAAATCATTCATGCTATTGTCATAACGAGGAGGGCAGTCTTCACCGCGCTGAGAGTAATACTGAGCACCATATTCAGTGCCTTCGTTGTTAATCGTAGCGCCACCAAATTCGTTGAGATCTTTGTTCCAACGCTCATTTGTCCAGCATGATGACATGTCACCACCATCAATCAGTTCAGCAACTTTATCGCGGGAGGTGTAATGTGTGTTCAGGATGCGACCCAACCACTGCGGATAACCATCCCAGTGATGATAAGCAGACAGAATAGATCCGTCTTTAAGTTCAATGCCGATGCGGGAACGAGTTGCCATAATAGAGAAAATGTGTGAGAGGCGGAGATCAGTTTGTCGATCCCACTTATTGTTGTGCCTCTCGGTGTGTTGTGTCGGGTCTCCCCTCCACTTCTTTAATATACACGGGATTGGGGCGCTGTGGTCAAATGGTGGACACTTCAATCAACTGTCACACGATAAACCCTTGCTCTACAGGTTTGGGATCAAGAATGTCGCTCTTTTGTTGTGTTAGTTTCATATCTAAAAATTTGTTACATCAACAGGAATATCATTTATTCTTTCTACGAATATATCACAATACTCTTCACTAATTTCACACCCGGAAAATGTACGTTTGTTTAGCAAACACATTTTTGCAGTTGTTCCAGATCCTGCAAATGGATCAATAACTAAATCACCATCATTAGTCCATGTTTTAATTTGATCTTCTGCTAATCTTTCTGGCATAATTGCTGGATGATCAAAAGCAATTTTATCCTTTGTAGTATGTCCTCCGCCAATTACATATTCAAACACATTCCTCACCTTTGAGTGAGAGTTTCTCTTTGTTACCTTATAATTTTTTTCACCATTTTTTCCACGATACTTTTGATTTGCTTTTAGATTACCATACTTACATTCAACCATAAAAGGATTAAAAGTAGTTGGAGTTCCTTTACTAAAACAAAAAACATATTCCCATGCCTGATGGTATCTTTTACCACTACTGGGCATAGGATTCTTTTTGATATAGATCATTGTATCATGCAGTTTGAATCCACATTCCATAAAGAAAAGTGCTTGACGCATAGAAGTTCCACTTTCACTTCCATTAACAGTTTGATCTGCCACGTTCCATACTACAACTCCACCAGGTTTTGTGATGCGATACAATTCTTTTGCCGTAGTTTCAAAATCAAATGAATATCCTTTATAGTCTCTGATGTTATCATATGGTGGTGAAGTAAGTGTCATATCGACACTATTCTCATCCAATGATTGCATCCATTCGATACAATCTTGCAGATAGAGGGATATATTATTTTTGTTGTACTTTAGCATACTCCCTCTTTACCTCCTCCATGTCTACATCATAGTTATTATCGCATTTTACAGAAAAATCTGCAATAGCATCAGATTTATTAAAAGTTTTTTTAATTAAAACACAAGTTTGAAATGCACTATCATCACCAGAAACACGTTTAATCTTCCAGGTTTCTTCCCAATTTTTCTTAGACTTATCTGGATTCAAATATGCTTTACCACCGTGCCATTCATATTTTATACTTTCATATTTTGGTTGCTCATAACAGAACACACGAACATTATAGTTTTCACCATCACGATTATGAACGATGATAACATCCATCATTTTATTAAGGTTAAAGTCCTTAAAACTCTCTTTTCTTTTATCAACCAGCGTTTTAATCACACCTTTCCCAATATCCCCACTCTCATTTAAGGGACAGCGACATTGAACAAAGCTGATTGTTTGTTCCTCACCCTTAGTAAATTTTTTTAAGACAGACTTATCATTTTGACCTTCTTTTTTACTGTACCCATCTGCCATATAAACATCTCCAGGAATATGTTTTCCGCCAGTGGATTTTGCAATAATCTTTTCCCAGGTATCTGGAGTGATGATACCCTCTCTTTGTGCATAAAACCATGTCAATGCTTTTAGTCCTTCGATGTCAAATTTCATGATAAATTAGCGACGAATTTCACTGATAGCAGGTTGACCTTGATTAAAGACAACATCAACGACTGCCTGAACTTTCTTGGCAGTGCTGATACCAACTGTGTCGTAGGTAGGAATACAAACCAACCCAAATGTTTTCTCAGTGCTACCCAAACGAATCACACGACCGATGGACTGACTGATACCAATATAGTCCATGTTACGCATGAAGATAACTGCTTCCAGTCCGCTGACATTGATACCTTCAGACAGAATAGAGTGGTGGATAACTACAAATTTCTTGGTAGCATCTTTGCCCCAAGTGTTCAACGTATCGAAGAACTTCTCGCGGTCAACTTTCTTGCCGTCGATGATTGCACCAGTCTTCGATGTGATTGTCATCCAAGAATATCCTCGTTTGTTGAGCTCCAGGCAGAAATCAGACTGAGAGATAAGGCCCATGATTTGCTTTGTGGTGCGAGCACAAATCAGAGTCTTGTCGATGTTGTTGTCATCAATAGTTTCCAGCAGGTTGTCACAATCCTCCGCATACATGACCTTGCGACCCTTGATCAGATCAAGTTTCTTGACTACAACTTTGGGAGGAAGGATATAACCACCTTCAACCAACTCAGGTGCGGGAATGTTGGCAAGAACTTGACCATAAACAGACCAATTCA